CTCCCACATTTGCTGGATCAACTGTTACTGATGATACATCTACAAATGCCACAAGATACCCTTTATTTTCCTCAATAACATCAGGAAATTTATTAACAGAATATACAAGTTCCACAAAGTATCAATTTAATCCTAATACTGGGGCATTGACAGCTACATCTTTTGTGGGTTCTGGTGCTAGTTTAACCAGTATACCTAATGGGGCACTTGTAAATTCAAGCATTACTGTTGGAACAACTTCAATCTCATTAGGTTCTAGTTCCACAACATTGGCTGGTTTATCAAGTGTAACTTCTACTACTTTTGTAGGAGCATTAACTGGCAATGCTAGTTCTGCAACAACAGCTACAAGTGCAACTGTTGCATTAAATGTTCAAGTAACAGATAGCACATCCAGTTCAAGCACCTTTTATCCAACATTGTCACCAGGCACTACTGGATCAACAAATTATGCTTTAAACACAAGCTCTACAAAATTAAGTTTTGTTCCAAATACAGGTACTTTAACTGCAACTAATTTTTCAGGATTGGCATCTTCAGCTACCAATATTGCTGGAGGAGTTGCAAACCAAATTATTTATCAAACTGGGGCAGGAGCTACTTCATTTATTACAGCCCCATCAAGTTCAGGAACATATTTAGAGTGGAATGGTTCTGCATTTGTTTGGGCAACTCCTGGAGGTGGTGGAACAGTTACTTCTGTTGCTCAATCTTTTACTGGTGGACTAATATCAGTTTCAGGCTCACCAATAACAAGTTCAGGAACTTTGGCATTAACAGTTGCTGGTACTTCAGGAGGCATACCTTACTTTAGTTCTGGAACAACTTGGGCATCTAGTGGTGCATTAAGTCAATATTCTTTATTAGTTGGTGGTGGTGCTGGAAATGCTCCCACATCTTTATCTTCTACAGGAACTGCCAATCAGGTATTAATTTCTAATGGTTCAAGTGCAAATCCTACATTCACATCTGCACTAACTGGTCTAACTATAGACAACACAGTAATAGGAGGAACTACACCATCTACAGGTACGTTTACTACTATTACAGGACAGACTGCTAACTTAACGGGTACTGGGCAGAATTTATATTTGTACAGTCAGGCAATGCCGTCTGGTTGGGGTTCTGATGGCGCAACAGTATCAAATCCAGGGACTGTATCTGCACCATCGGGTTCGTCTCCTTTTGGTGGTACTGATGGCAATATTATTAACGAAGGTACTGGAGTTAGCACTAACCATGACATATATCAGCAAGTATTAATTACTCAACCTATCGTAACAATTAGTGCTTATTTTAAAAACCCTGCTTCTAATGGAAGACAATGGGTTGCACTTTCTATTGCACAAACCACTCAAGGTAATAATCAATTTAATGCGGTATTTGATCTTGTTAATGGAACAGTTACCAAAACAAATAGTGGTACAGTTTCAGGACTTTATATTAGTTCTTCAATTACACCAGTAGGAAATGGTTGGTATAGATGTAGTGTTACAGGTTCTTTTACTACTTATGGGGTTAATTTTTATGGTTTGATAAATATGTCAAACTCTGCGACCCCTACTATTACTGGTTTTGGTAATATTAATTATACGGGCACAAGTCAAACAATGTATGCTTGGGGTGTCCAATTAAACTATGGATATACGGCAAGTAATTATATTCAAACAACATCGTCTGCGGTTTATGGTTATCCTTATTTAAGTTTGAACGGAAACATAGCGGTAGAGATGGACTCTTCTGGAAACCTAATCCTACAACCCGCAGGAACAGGAGCATTACAAGCACAACAGACTACATCTAGTGCTACAGGTGGTAATGCTAGGGGTACTAATGCGGTTGATTGGCAGACAAGTAGAACTGCTGCGACTATGGTTGCATCTGCTCAAGCGGTGATAGCTGGTGGTCAAAATAACACAGCTAGTGGTACTGCATCTTCTGCGCTTGGTGGATATACAAATTTAGTAAACGCAAACTATGCAACCGCTGTAGGTGGTTCTTACGGAACAACTAGAGGTGTTATTGGTTTGCTTTCAATACCAGCATCAAATCAACCTTTAAACGTAACGACTGCTGGTTCAACTCAATCTTCAATGCTGGTCATTGGAGTACAAACAACAAATGCAACAGCAACTGCATTAAAAAGTAATACTTCTGCAGCAAGTGCTACAAATCAACTTGTATTGCCAAACGGACAAACAAGCACAGTTTCTGTATATACATTTAGAGCTTTAGTATCTGCACACAATACTGGGACAATAGATGCTGCGGGTTGGGAAATTAAAGGAGTTATTTCAAGAGGTGCTGCAGCTGCAAATACTGCTCTTGTTGGAACTCCAAGCGTAGCTTTATTGGGGGCAACAACTGGTGCTATTACCGCAGGATGGGGAACAGTATCAAACGTAGCGGCTGTAGCAGATACGACTAATGGAGCTTTACAAATACAAGTCACAGGCGCAGCAAGCACTACAATAAATTGGTCAGCAACAATAGAAACTAACGAATTGGGTTACTAAAATGGCATTACAACTTAACCTAGAAAACACGCAATTTGGTCTACCAGCTCCACAGGCTTATGCTCGAATTACAAATTATTATGGCAATAAAGATGTATTAGAAGTTAGAGTGCAAATTTATTTCAATCAAGCTGCTAGAGAATCTGAGATGCAAGTTTTGGCAGAGAATTGTCACAATATTTCTTTAAATGAAATTGAAGGTAAAGGAGATTTAATACCATCTATTTATAGCGTACTTAAGACAATGTCTAATTACGCAGGAAGTACGGACGTTTAATCATGGCTATTAACCAAGACAACGTAGCAGACAAACTTATTCCTACTACTGGAACATTGACTGTTTCAGGAATACTTACTGCTACAACAGTCAATATTTCCACAACTGCAGGGTCTGGAACTACAAATTATTTAACTTTTGTAGCTTCTGCTACTGGTAGTCAGCCTCAATATACAAATACTGGTTTAACTTATAACGCAACAAATAATGCTATTACAGGAGGAATTCAAGGTGGAACTTTTTAATACATCAATTTTCGAAAAAGAGGCATTTTAAATGGAAATTGTTTGGAAAATACTTGAAATAAGTGCTGAAAATGAGTTAATAACTCATGCCAAATATCATTGTTCATTATCTGATGACACAAATACTGTTGAAACAGAGGGTAATTGGTTTTTTACAGACCCTATCATGAATGTGCCATTTGGGCAAATTACAGAGGAAATGGTAGCAAAATGGATTGAAGATGAATCAGTCAAAGATGGAATAAATATTATTACCTCAAGACTGATAGAACAGTTAAAATCATTAGAAAAGAAAACAGTTGTACCTCCTTGGAAACCTCAAGTTTTTACACCTAATATATAAAAATGGCTCAAACTAATTACACTCCAATAATACTGTATAACTCTGGTACTACAGGGAATACTCCATCTACTAGCAATTTAGTTAGTGGTGAATTGGCTATTAACTATACTGATGGCAAGTTATTTTATAAAGATAATAATTCAACACTTCAAGTAATTGGTTGGAAGACAACACCTACAACTGCTGGAGGAACAGGTTTAGTTAGCTATACAGCAGGAGATTTGCCATATTATGCTTCTGGTTCAGCTTTATCAAAACTAGGAATTGGAACAAGTGGATATGTTTTACAGTCAAATGGCTCTGCACCTACATGGGTAGCTCAATCTACTTTGTCTGTTGGTTCAGCTACAAATGCCACAAATACAAATACAACTGATGACACATCAACAAATGCAGTTATGTATCCAGTTTGGAAAACAGCTACAACTGGTAATCTTCCTGAATATACAAGTTCTACAAAACTTAAATTCAATCCATCCACAGGAACTTTAACTGCAACTGTATTTAGTGGTTCTGGAGCATCTTTAACATCAATTCCTAATTCTGCATTAACAAATAGTTCAGTTACTATTGGAAGTACATCTGTATCACTTGGTTCAACTGTTACATCTTTTAGTGGTCTAACAGCTTTAAATTTTGCTACTGGAACAAATGGTATTACATTTAATAATACCAATGCTTCAGTCAATAGCACTTTAAATGATTATGAAATAGGTACTTGGACTCCTACAGACCAATCAGGTGCTAGTTTAACATTTACAAGTGCTACTGGAAATTATACAAAAATAGGTAATTTAGTTTGGGTATCAGGTCAAGTTAATTATCCTACTACTTCAAGCACATCAAACCCTGCATTAGGTGGGTTGCCTTTTACTGCGGCTAGTGAACAAGGCTCAAATACTATGGGTTTACTTTTAACAAGTACAAATGCTGGATTAAGTCCAATTTTTACTATTGGAAGAAATACTACTAATTTCTTTTTTAGAACAAATACAAATGGAACTTATACAAATCTTCAATACTCAGGAAATTTTGTAAGTTTTAGTGGTGTTTATCAAACAACATTCTAAGGAAAAATATGACTATATCTACATCAACAGTTATTGACAAAGTAGAAGTGTTACAAGATGGCAGTTTACAAATTCGTCAAGCACAAATAATTACCGAAAATAATGTTGAAATAAACAGAAATTTTACAAGATGGGTTCGGCATCCAGGAGATGTTGGTGCACAAACTGACCCAAGTCCAGTTCCTGCAATAGCTAATGCTACTTGGACTCAAGAAGTAATTTCAGCTTATGAAGCATCAGTAGCTTCATCAAAACCATAAGGTGCAACAATGACAGCAGTTAATCTTTCATATTTTGCAGGAGCAGGAGCACAATTTTTTGATAACAATGGTGTTCCTTTGTCTGGTGGTTTAATTTATACATATGCGGCTGGTACAACAACACCTACAGCCACATATACAACAAATGCAGGATCAGTTGCTAATTCAAATCCAATTGTTTTAGATAGTTCAGGTAGAGTAACCAATGAAATATGGTTAATTGCTGGTAGCACTTACAAGTTTGTTTTACAAACTGCAGGGGCTGTGCAAATTGGTAGCTATGACAATATACCTGGTATCAATGATTTATCAAGTTTAACCAATAATACCAATCCAGCATTAGGTGCTAATTTAGTTGGATTTATTCAGTCTAATGGATCAGGTGCTTTAACTGGTGCTACAAGTAGAACTGTAGGGCAAAAACTCCAATATTACATTGATGCAAAAGATTTTGGTGCTACTGGTAATGGAACTACTGATGATACAACTGCATTACAAGCTGGTTTGACTGCAGTAGGTAACAATGGTGGTGGTACTTTTTATATTCCTGAAGGTACATATTTAATTTCATCTATTTTACAAGTTCCAAACAATATTGATGTTGTTGGTGATGGTATGTCCACAGTCATTAAGACAAAACAAGCTATTTCCAGAGGTATTCCTAATGGAGATGCCCAAGGACAATGTATATCAATGGGTGGGCATAATGCAATTAGAGATATTTATATTGATGGTGGTGGTTTTAATAATGGTGGTATTCTTGTAAGTAATCAGACTGATGTTTTAATTGATAATGTTTGGATTGTTAATAGTTTAGCAGGAGCACAGGCTATTCAATTAGCGGCTTCTTATAATGTAATGGTCACAAATTGCACAATTGTTAACAGTACAAATGGCATGCAATTATTTAAATGTTTAAACACTTTAATTACTGATTGCAGAGTTTCTACTTGTAGTGGTGGTGGGATATTTATGGCAACTTGCCAACAAGTAACAGTTACAGGCTGTATTGTTAATGATTGTGGTGATGTTGGTCTAGATATTGAAGGTGGCATTAGTTGCACATTTACTGGTAATTTTGTCACTAGGTGTAATAATGGTGAAATTGCTTTGTTTGTAGATGCAAGTGCTACTCTTGGATGTTTAAATTTAAATTGGATTGGAAATACTGTACATAGACAATCAACTTATACCAATAATGCTGGTAGTTCAATAGGAGTAAATACTTCTACTGGTGGAGCAATCCTTATATCATCCATAAGCCCAAATGCACAAAATATTGTATTTTCTAATAATGCAATTCTTGTTGATTATGGTGGTGGTCAGATGTGGCAAGCACTAACATGGGGTAATTATAATAATGATGTAACAATTTCAAACAATGTATTTACATCTTATAGCACATCACAACCTTGGAATACTCCAGTAAATGCACAGGGGCTAAAATATGTAAATAATATTCATAATTATTACGCAACAATTGGTAATTATGGATTATTTAAAAATGTAAAAAATGGAGTTATATCTGGCAATAAATTTTATAATTACACAACTCAATCAACCCAATGTATATATCTTTATTCTGACTTAGCAAGTCAACAATCATGCTATTTTACAAACAATGAATTTTATGGTTGGGGTGATAATGCAGTTTATATGGATCAATATGTAAGTGGTACAGGTACATATATATTATCAGGAAACAAATTTACATTTACTCCTACTACAAATGGTGGGTTTACTGTAAATAATGCTTCAGGACATGAGTTACCCACATACATAGATCAACAACTTTTAATAGCACTTACTGATTCAACCAATGCAACAATTGCAGTTAATTTGGCTAGTTATCCATCTTTAGTATCAGGTACTTACAATTACACTCCATTTGCTGAATTTTTATTAAATTTAGATTATGGTTCTATTGATAGAAACTTATATAAATTGCTTTATTTGAGTGGTACTGTTGCAAGTATGAATGGAACTGGATCAGCAAGTGGAGCAACTGCAAGCACTAACAGTTACATAAGTAGTATTAGTGGAACAACCATAAATATTACTAAACCTGCACCAGCTCAAAGTAATACATATTTCACAATTACACTTAACTCACCATTTGCATAATTATGACTACACCAAATGACATTATTAGCAGGGCTTTAAAAGACATTGGGGCATTAGAAGCTGGTGAAACTCCAACTGCTGAGGCATCCCAAGATGCTTTTGATATGTTGCAAGATATGTTAGATCAATGGTCTAATGAAGACATGATGGTGTTTTATAAAAATGAAATCATATTTCCTGTTGTTTCTGGACAAACTCAGTACACCATCGGCCCAGGGGGTCAGATTGGTGCTATCTTTACTGGAAGCATTACTGGTAATGTTCTCAATATTACTTCTATCCAGTCTGGTGGCATTTCTCTTGGTCAAACTCTTAGTGGAACTGGTATTACATCAGGCACAACAATTGTTCAAATGCTCACAGGGGCAGGAAACAATGTAAATGAGGCAGGCACTTATTTGTTAAATAAGACTTATTCAAGTCCTATATCAAGTGAAACCATTAATTCATATTACCAAAGACCATTAAGGTTTAATTCTGCTTTTGTGAGAATTAATACTTACTCTAATGGTCAACCCATCACAAATGGTGGATTAGATTACCCAGTTTCTGTTTTAAATGTTGAGCAATATCAAATGATTGGGTTGAAGACACTAAATGGGCCGTGGCCGAAGGCTGTGTACTATGAACCCACAGAAACTTTGGGG